TTCCAAGCGAAATTCTTCATCTGTAAATCATGCCCATTACCCGTCTTATCAACCCATACAGGATTGGTAGCCATCTGCTCATTAGTAAGACCTATGCTGAATATCTAGCAATCATGCCAGGAATAGATGGAAACCCATCATTATTACCTTTTTTACCTTTCATCATTTGATATGCCATGAAACTGGGATATCCAATAAATACACTCATAGCTTTAAATGTTTGAAGGATTTAATATACTGATTGGATTAGGGCCCCCAATTGGTCCTGGTTTTCTTCGATTAACAACCTTAGGAACTTTAGTTGTTCTGGGTTGATTACAGATTGGGAGATAAATACATAGCCTTCCCGCAAGCATACATAGGTTAGCCTTTAATGTATCAATTACTCCTCCAGGTTGTAATGCTCCTGTGATTGTTTTAGCTAAAGATGAGGCTGAATCTCCAGATAATCCTTCGTAGAATTGAACTTCTGTTGGGCCTGTTGTGATTGCCTTTACTCTTTGGTTTGCATTAGCTTCTCCACCTTCACCTTCTCCAGGTTTTTGTGTTGAGCTGTTTGTTTCGTTTTGGATTATATCCGTAGCTGATCTCATCATATTGATGATTCCCACTGTAAGGAAGTCATATGCGGATAACTCCATTATTAATTGGTTTTCTAGAGCTTCATAAGCAAGCTCATTGTTATATTCTTCTAATGGGATTTCTTTTCCACAGGGTCGACAAACAAGAGGTTGGATATATAATTGCCATTTTTCGATGTAGGCTTGTTTGTCGATATCTGAAAGGTAAGGAAGCAAACTTTCTGGGATATAGGAATTGATAAGGTTATATATTGAATCTGAGAGTTGTGTTTTGGACATATCACTGATTCCTAACCTTAATTGTTTTTCACCTACTTGAGGTTCTTCTTCTCCAACTGCAGGAGCTGTGATTTTAAGGGTCACTATGTAAAACCCAGAGCTTTCATATTCATGGGTAATATTTCTCTCTTCGGACCCTTTAAAATCGCCAAAGTCCCAGTGATATGTACTACCATCTGGGACTCCGGTTGAAAGGTCTCTAAAAGATACTGATAACCCGTTTTTTTGGAATGAAAAATTTGTTACCATATTTTTAGGACTTTTAGGGCATTCGCCCCATTATGAATTTATATTGAGTATGTTGAGAGAGGTTTACTCTTCATCAGTTTCATCATCGGTGGATTCAATCTGTTCGATGATGGCTTCTACCAAACTGGATTTTGTATCTGCATCTTCTACTTCCAATTCCGCAGCTTCAGCAATCTTCACCAACTGAGCTTTATTGAAAGCATCAGCTAATTCCTTTGTTGATTTCCCAGACTGGTAGAGATTATAGAATTTCTTCGAAAGGCTTTCTACGGTGTTGTTTTCGGATTCTGCCTTTACACCGTTAGCTTCTTCATACTCTTCTTTGGTTGCATAAATCAAATGACCGCCCTGAAGAGCTCTTCTTGTTCTTTTACCTTGATTAATGTAGGCTTCGTTTACAGCAACTACATCTTTACCGGAAATTTTAAGGCCCGTCCCCATATCATAGAATGAGGTTGCGTTATCGCCTAATTTCAAATATTTCATATCTTAAGTATTTTTATATATTGTTATGTGATAAATAAGTATTTTTATATATTGTTATGTGATAAATCCCAGCCCATGAAAATGTATGAGCTGGGATGAGATAGAAAAAGACCGAAGAAAAAGGAAATTACTCCAGATTTACTGACATCAGAGGATCCAGGTTCATATATTCTGGGAATCCATTGGAAGAGAATGCCTTGTGGGAATCCAACATAACGATTGCATCTCTGTACATTTTTGAGAAGCCAGTAGTAAGAGAAGCATACATAGCTTCAGTCTGATTGGAAACGATTCTTTCAGATTCCAACATCAGAGGCTGAGCAGTAAGCTTAATCATACCAGCAGCTTTATCGATAAGCATCAACTGATTTGCAGGGATACCACCATGAATCCAGAAGTCTGCACGGTTAGGTACCGGAGTATGGAGATTCAGAGTAGCTTCTGTAGTACCATTTGATCTTACCTTGAATTCGGGCAAATCCAGGATATTCAATGCTTCATCTTCTCCTCCAATCATTGATGTGAAGTTACGGCCCATACGAGAACCTCGAATCCAAATACGGAGCAAATCACGATATTGGATACCTTCTGAAGTTGTACCTACGCCAATAACTGGAGCGGATTCTGAGCCATTGATTTTGTCACCATTGATACCCGTGTCGATTGCAAGGTTATCCATTGCATACCCCAACTGAATACCAAAGTCACGAAGGAAAATTCCCATCACATCCAGAGAAACGTAGTTTTTAACTTCATCAGTAATTTTGATACCCTTACCGATTTTGAAGATAGAAACTTGTTTCTGTCCGTAAGAGATTGTTCCCAACGGAATTGTTTCAGCTTCGTTTACTCTTGCTGGAGCAGCATCAGACATGTTGATGTACGGCATAGTTACCTGCAAACCATTTACCGGTTGATCACCAGCAATGATGTTCGGATAGAATGGAGCCTGACGAAGACCCAATGTGATAGCAGCACGGATGATTTCAGGAACTACCCAGCGAACTGACTGATCGGGCATTGTGAAAAGGTTCTGCAATGTATCTTTTTTTGTATCGATACCCAAAGTGGAGAGATACTGATCCATTGAAACTCCATATCTTTCGTTTACTACTTCTGCCATTGAGATATCGGCAGATAACTCGGTATTCGTACCTTTTCTGATTGCATCAAGGTTTTTTCCCATTTCGGGCAATTCCTTGAGCAAGTTTTCTTTTGTTAAATTCTTCTTTGTTTCAGACATATCTTTCTGTTCTTTTTGTTATTTACATAATACCTGAATCAGCTCATCTTTTACTGAAGCTTTTGTCAGGGAGATAAAATTCACGGGACGAGTTGCAGCATCAGCCTGAGTGAAAGTTTTGAACTTAGTGAAATGGTTAGTAGCATCCATGCCAGTACCAATTTCTACTGGACCAGCATTTAAAGCGGTTTCTGAGGTTGCATTGATAATCATGAAACCCTGAACAGCAACTGTTACTTCCACGGGACCTGCATTTGCTGATTCTTTGTAAGCTGGGTTATTGTTATCGGTAACTGCGATTCCCAAGTAGTTAGCTTCGTTATCCTTTGTCAACAATTCAATTGTACCATCAGCGGTAATTGCTACCGGGTTTCCAGCATAAATCTTTACGGAAGCTTTAACAGGGAATGCCTGATGTAATTTGTGGGATTCACTTTTGTAAATCACCACTCGAGGAGTAGTTCCTCCGAATTTAGTGAAGTCTGCCATATTGATTGACTTTTAGAGATTATTTAAAAATGATTGACCCTTTGTTTTTGTTGCTTGCTATGTTGCGAGCAATGTCCTGAAGAGATTTGGGTTTGTCTGTAGAGGTAGTACCTTCTTCATCCTCAGCCTGAGAAGAAGCTCTAGTTACATCGTGAGAGCCACATGCAGAACAAGTTAAAGGGAACTGTTTTTCCAGTTCTGCATCATAAGTTTTCTTTAATGCAGTTAGCTGAGCAACATCGGAGGTTCCTGTGATCAAGGTTACAATTGCTTCATCAGCCTTTTCACCATAGATCTTTTTGTAAGTTTCTACTGTGCTTTCCTGCAAGCTCTTCAAATAATTGGCTCCCAGTTCTGCCATTACTTTGTTAACCTGAGCTGCATTTTCCAATTCAGTTACCTTAGCAGTTAACTCAGTAACCTTGGATTCCAAACCAGTTTTGGAATTATTCAATTCCTCTACCTGAGTTTCTAAAGAATTTTTCAAAGCTACCAATGAAGTAACTGCCTCTTTAACGTTGTCAAGGTTAACTTCCTTGCCCTCGGCAAGTGTTAACATCCCTGTACCTACTAAGAGGGCAAGCAATTCCTTTTCTTTCATATTGATAGAATTTTTGTTGTTTGAATGATCAGATGAATTATCAGATTTCATATTAAATACCGTAGTATTGTTAATACTCTCAGTATCTATGAGTTTTTTATAATCCATGAAATAATATTCGATATCATTACCTCTGTTTGCCGAGTAACTTTGTTTCGAAGCAAATTTCGGATCATTGATATTCCCATTTTCATCGATTTTCTGGGCAAATGGGTCAGCTCCGTGAGATACCAGAGAAGTTTCGTAATAGGATACGATTTCCTTTACTACTCTACAAATCAGATTACCCTTTTCATCGTATGTACCCAATTTATTCCAGAATTCATCTTCATCCAAGTTCGGATGTGATTTATCCCAAATGAATCTTACAGATACTGAATTGGAATGAATGCTTGGTGGGTCCATTAATATTCCTCTAGCAAGTCTGGGATTTGCCTTAGCATCAATTTTTAATACTCCGTTAATTCCCGCGGGGATTACGATGCCATCCTGTTTAAATGATTCTTGCCAGAAGGTTTGTTTTACACTACCGATTGCATTTGCTACATCAGTTGAATGATCACAGTTAACTGTTTGCCCTACCAACATTTTTAATGAAGCTTTTAATGCTCCATTACGACTGAAGTCTACTGGGTTCCATTCTTTGTTTACGATTACCTCGGAAAGCAATCGATAAACGGGTTCAATGAAATCAGTATCCTTAGGCATAAATTCCTCTTGGGTTACTCCCGGATAAAATGTGTTATAATTAATGGAATTACTCCAAAAACCATAACTCTCTATCCCTGACTTGTTTAAGCCAAAGTTTAATTCTGAATAGGCATCTGAAGGAATCGAGTTTGGCATATGCCCAAGCATTAGAGAATGGCCTTCTCCAATTACTATGGTATCCTGTTTCCCCTTTTTAAATTGTCCCATAATATTTACCTTTCTTTAGTGTCACCATCTTTTCGTTTAGGAACTGTTTTGGACTTATCCCTTTGTGATCTATCGGATTTATCCTTGTCAGCTTCCCTTTTCTGTTTTTTAGCCCCATCATCACCATCTTCTAATTTGTTTAATGGAACTCTGGGTTCCTTTTCATTGGGCTTTTCATAACCCATTTCGAAGGCATATTGATCTTGGCTAATGATACCAGCTGCATATAGAGAATTAAGATTACGAATCTTATACTCTTTACCCTGTTGAATTTTGACTTCATCATTAATCGTAGAAGTAAAGAATCTAACCTTACATCCTTTATTCGGGAGTCCAGCTAATCTCAATTCTAGTGAATAGATAAATTCAAGAGCATAAACTGCAAATTCCTGTAAATTTGCAAGCTGAGAGATCATTTTGGAGAACATGATACTTGTTCCCCCCTCTGTTTTGTTGTCATTGGATACCCCAATAAGAGAACCAGAAATACCCAAACCATTAGCCACTGATTGTTGATTCATGTTCCAGGGTTTATCCAAGTTACCCATATCCTTGGTAGTGGAATTTAACTTGAATTCATGATCATCGATAAAGCCAGCTACAGTACCATCTTTTAATCCTTCCCTTGTGTTAACCTTTAACTCCCGAAGCATTCGATTTAATCGGGCTTCGTAGGCTTTAGGATTTTCATTTGGTAATATATCTGGCTTTGCCATTTTGGCTTCTAAGAATCCCATCATACCAACCAATTCCATAATATGCTTGGTATTAATTTTCATATCTGATTGGGTCTTTAATGAATCCAATGCAGCCATGAAAGTTGGAATCCCATAAGGTTCATCAGTATCATTGAACATTGAAAGGTAGATGTAGGTATTTAGGTTAAGTTCAATTAACCTTTCTGATTTACCATGATTCCAAGTTTTGTTCAATTGGTAGGGTCGATATTTACCATTTTGATCTCTTTGGAATACAATGTCCTCTGGTTTAATGAAGATAATGCTTTCAATCCCAGATAGGTCTTTTTTTGGTACTGCTTCCATACTCATGGCACCAGAAACAAGCATTTGAACAAACATCTTGTTTACTAAGCCAAAGATACCTGCTGTATAATTAGACCAGGTTTTAGAAACATCCTGGAGATGCTTCCTCATTTTTAAAGCTTCTTCCGGAGTATTATGTGGGAATTCGATAAAATGTTTCGTATTTCCCAACTTAAACATATCCTGAACAGCTATACCTACATCTGGGTTAACTTTATAAAGACTTCTGATAAGTGGGATGATTTCTGTACGAAAAGAAGGAGTAACAAAGTCAGCTTCTCCCTTTAATACAGATAACATATCAGTAGTATCATTAGACACAGAAACCCTACCTGGTGGGATAGGGGCTGTGGTTCTTGGATTGGGGTCAGACTTTGGTTTATCCTTATAGGCATTCGAATCATCCCTCCGAACACCAATTAAGTTTAACCACCAATTCCCAATTGATTGTAATACCATATATTTTGTTATTTAGGTTGAATTATCAATGAAGGTTTGTAATTCTTCCTCACATGATTGTATATTGCTTTACCAAAAATACTATCATCCGAATAAGTTTCCTCACCCATATCAATGTCTGAGGTTTGATTGTTTCTGTTGTGTTTACCCATTGCTACTGGCCTGCCTATTGAATCATAGATAAAGGTATAAGCCTCTTGAACAAAGAATGGGTCCTTAATTGTGATGTTATCCTTTCGGATATCTTCTTCCAATCCATCGATGATTAAGGATCGGTTCTTGGATGTGGTTATCCATCCGGGATACTGTTCTACTTCTGGCCTTGATTTTCCTTTCTTTTTGAGAAGCTTTTTATGATAATACAATTGAGGATATCCTTCGGTTTGAAGTAAGGTTGTTACTGCCAAACCAATGTCATTAGTTTCAGGGGCAATTGTTGCCCAATTGAATTCTTTTCCCAGGTTGCCCAAGATTTTAGCATATTTCTCTACTGGGATTCTCCCTTTAAATACTGCAGCTTCTTCTCCATTAGAATCACCCAAAGTAAAAGCTGAGTAGTCATTAGAACGTCCCGTAGCAACGTCAGCACCAATAAAGTATCTTACACCTTGTTTTGGTTTATCCATGATTCTTAACTGGCCATTAAACCTTGTTTCGATTACTGGGTATTCCGATAGGGTATCTTCGATTGCCTTAATATCTGTAAGATCAAATACAGTACTACCGGAAGAAAGGAAGTCACCATCAATCTCTTGAGCTGTTCTTCTGGGTCCAAGAGTTTTGGACATTGTATCGTACCATTT